ACGCAGAGGTTTAGCGTGTCGGGCCCATAAAACACGTGTGTTTTATCAGGTCACCCGGAAGTCGGATGTTCGAATCATCCTCCCGTTAATTTTTAGAATCTCTCCAGATTGTAAAAATTATACCTTTCTTTTCAACTGAAACACGTGTTCGACGACGATACTCGCACCCATGAACGTCAAAATCGCGTTATCGTATTGAAATCCGTACGCCACGAGCACGAAACCCCAGATAAACGCCAACAGATCCGTCACAGGTGCCGCCATGTAACTACAGTTCGACTCGGTTGGTAACGATGCCTCCATGATTTGATAATATGCATACCCAGCGATGGTAGATAACATCAGAGCAATGGTATGTTTATTCATGTGATAACCCCACATAAAAAAATAACCTCAATATATATAAAATGTCTGGTGGTATTGCCCAACTCGTCGCCGTCGGTGCCCAAGATGCGCATCTCGTCGGTCAACCCGAAGTCAGCTTCTTCCGCTCTAACTATCGTCGTCACACGAACTTCGCCCAAACTGTGGAGCGCCAAGTGCTCCAGGGCACCCCAACTGCGGGTGGTATCTCCACCGTTCGTTTCGAACGCAAGGGTGATCTCCTCGGTTACTGCTACATCACGCAACGTACCCCAGCTGCGCTCACCAAGGCGCAATGGGCGAGCCGAATCAAGAAGGTCGAACTCTTGATTGGTGGTCAAGTCATTGATGATCAAACATCGCATTTCTCCCAGTACATCGCACCAACTATCATGGCTCAAAACACAAGCAAGGGTCCAGACCGCTCTTCTACGAGCACCACTCGATTCTATCCACTTCGCTTCTCTTTCTGTGAAAACTGGCAATCCGCGATCCCATTGATCGCACTCCAGTACCACGACGTGGAATTGCGTATCACGTGGAACACGCCAGCGGCGAATGATTATGAAGTGCACGCACAGTACATCTACTTGGATACCGATGAACGCACCACTTTGGCGTCGCTCCCACAAAACATGGTGATCACCCAAACCCAAAAGTCTATCGCATCCGGTAGTGCTATACAAGAACTTAACTTCAATCACCCAATCAAGCTCTTGGCGTCGTCCAATGTGTTTGATGCCACAGCTTTGGGTATTGCCACGGGTAGCATTAAGCTCCAAATTAACGGTACGGATGTCACGGATTCCAAGCCAACTGTGCCACACTACACGGAAACGTCTCTGTACTATCACACCACGGCTTCGTCCATCGAAGGTGATGCGGGTAACTACTTCTTGTACCCATTCTGCCTCGAAACATCCAAGTTGCAACCAACCGGTTCTCTTAACTTCAGCCGATTGGATTCCGCGCGCCTCGTGTCTACCGGTGGTTCTTTCACCGCGGGACAAGACGTGTATGCCGTGAACTACAACATCCTCCGCATCGAGAATGGTATGGGTGGTTTGATGTACTCGAACTAAATTTATTTACACGTTAATAACAAATGCTGTGGAAGTATTTGTTTCTTCTAGGATTTGTATTCGTACTCACGTACGATCCAAAATCCAGGACGCTCGAAAATTTCATCGCACCGAATGCCCCATGTAAAGAGGGACATTATCAGGAGGTGCAATTTGCAGAAAAAGGTTACCCATGCCCACAAAACAAACAAACACATATGGGCGCAATTATATCTACTTAAAAAGATTCAACGTTTCTATTACATAAATATGTTGTCCTTCGACCGAGAGACTCTCACGATCGTGGCCATCGTGGCGTGCATCGCCGCGACTGTGTACATCTATAAGGAATTCTCCAAAGCCAAAGATGATATCGAAGGTATCAAAGGTTTCTGTAATAAACTCGTTCAAGCGCACACCCCACCCCAACCCCGTCCAACGACCTCTAAGACCATTGCCGTAGAGGAAGACGACGAGGATGATGAACCAACTTCCGTAAACGCCGAGTCGGAGGAAAATTAACATCTCCGGAAATTATAACTTGCGACCAGCGCAATGAAAAAATACAAAGCCATCGCGATACCGGTAACATTTACGGGAGATAAACCAAGGTTCCTCACAGTGAGAGATAAGCGCTTCAAAGATTGGATATTTGTCACGGGAGGGTGTAGACGACGAGAGATTTTTAATCCCATTCGTTGTGCTCTCCGTGAACTCGAAGAAGAGACGCGTGGGGTCGTGTCTCTTAAAAGAGGTGAATATACAGAATTTAAATTTACAGTCAAAGAGAGTCCCACAGTGGACCTCGAATATAATGTTTTCGTATTCTTTGTGAATTACACTAAACCGGAACAATCCGAGCTCGTTAGGAAATTCAACGAAGAGAAACAAAAAATGATGATTAAAAAAATACAAAAGCAACCGATCAAGCGCACACACGATGAAAACGATTTCATGGCTTTCGAAACACTTCAGGAGTTTCGGTCAAAGAAACAGTGGGATAGGATCACCAAAAATATCCTAGAAAACCCGGAATTCTATGCGTGTGTGACTTCTTTGGATAGAAAATCCTTTGCTATAAAATAATGAAGTCCAAGAGTTACATTCTTATGCAAATCAAGGACTTGCTTTTAAATAGACGTGATTACAGCGAACGCAGGGCATCTGCATACATCGAAGATGTCAAAGAAAAAACAGTCTACGAACTCTTAACCTTGAAAAAGGAACTCAATGAATCAGAGGAACTGTATCCAGACGTGTCTCTCATGCGTACCATCAGACACGGCATAGAAGATGAAGATGATTAAAAAAATGAATAGATGTATTGGTAAGTAAGGATGTTCAGAAACTGGTGCAAGAGCAATGGTTTCTGCAAAGCTACCAATCTATCACATGTGCTCATGGACGGTGGTGTCCTATCCGTGCCTTTTGATAGATTGAATGACTTTTATGAAAAGTACGTGGAGTGTATAAACTCGGGCGAAAAGCTCTTCGTGGTCGAACAAAAGACCGTGGACGCGTACAACTTTTTCGTGGACCTCGATTACAAGGATGACGACGCGATGACTATGGAAGAAGTCGAGCGCGTGTGTCGTGTCATTTGTGATAAAGTGTCTAAATACGGTGGAAAGGACGCCCTCGTCTCCGTCGCAAAACCAAAACCTGTGGGTGATCTCATGAAAACAGGTGTTCACATCAATTGGCCCGATTTTCCAGTCAATAGATCATCAGCCATCGCACTCCGTCAACACATCATCTCGACGCTCACACTCGTGTATGGTTCCAAAGATTGGGAAAACATCGTGGACTTGTCTGTCTATGGAAGCAGTGAAAGGAATACAAAAGGAAGTGGTTTCAGAATGCCCTGGTCACACAAGAAGGGTAAACACGAGGCGTGTAATGGTACCGGGTGTTCGGAGTGTGACAAAGGAACGGAAACGCAGGGTGAGTATCTACCCGTATTCATCTATAAACATGGTCCACTCGCTATGTTTCAACGTGTTTCTCCGGAACCGAGTGTGAAACTCATGCACATGGCGACACTCAGGACACAAAACACGGAACCAAGAATCATCGAAGGGTCCAGAAAAGTCGAAGGGTCGTTCACAGCCGCACAGACCAAAAATGAGTTCACGGATCCGGAGACGTTAGCGCTTCTCGAAACGTTCATCCGCAAAAACATGGATGGGCAAGCGAGTGCGCGAGTCACGAAGATATACAAAGAAAAGAACAGTTACCTCGTCGCGACCACGTCAAGGTACTGCGAAAACACAAAAAGACAACACGGGTCAAATCACGTGTGGTTTCATATTTTAGGGGACACGGTGTGTCAAAAGTGTTTTTGTAGGTGTGAAACCATTCGTGGGCGTCACTACGGATTCTGTAAAGACTTTTCAGGGCGCAGACACCAACTTCCAGAAAACATCGTGGAAAAGCTCAATGTCACCAAATACAAACCCATCCCTAAGAAGAAAGTTGAACCGAAACCAGACAATGACATAAAAAGTGATCTCAAAGGGTACATCCAGAGACACATACTCAAGGATGTAGAATTTGACATCACGGATATCAAGAAACAAAAGGGTATCAAGAAGAGAACCATACACACGAATCACGTGTGTACCACGTGTTCCCAAACAGTGTCGTTCAACACAGACAGGGCAACGATAAAACAGGTGTGTGCGTGTACCACCCGCGCACACTTACTTATAGATAAAATAGCAAGTAAGTTATAGATGCTAGCAGTTGTATTCCTCATCGCAGTCATTTACATGTCCTCAAAGCTCATTAAAAAGGGTGTGGAGCTAGACACACTCGATTCTCTCATACGCGAAACACACAAGTATTCAGGACTCAATGAAGTTCTGTACCGTGAATTCCTCGCCAACATAAACATGGCGAGGGAGTACAAGGGACACGACGATATCTCCAGAAAACTCCTCGAACGCGCCATCAAAAACATGGAAGAACTCGCACTCTACGGCCCTTCTTCCGATTCTACGCTCATAGAAGAAATAGACGACCTTCTCGTGCGCATAACGCTCGAATTTGAGCTTTTATACAGAAGAACTTAAAGATTACACACGTTTTAAACAAAAATGGCTACCAGAACACGCTCAGGACGAGTTTCTAAACCACCGGAACGTCTCGAAATCTTTGAAGAAGTCGAAGACGATTACACGGATGACGATGAAGACTACGAGGATGACGAATCCGAATTTTATTCCGAATCAGACGATGAATCTGAAGACGATGATGACGATGAAGATGCCGATGAAAACGGTAACTTAGCTGGATTCATCGTGGATGACGACGAGGATGAAGACGAAGATGAGGAATAATCTACTTAAAAAAATCATCCGCCATTTTATAAAATGGAGAGCGATATAGGTAATCCCATTGAATACACTCCAGATATCATGGATAAACAAGAAACGTCTTCACTCAGAGACGTCATGGATGAACCACCACAAGAGGAGCAGTCCATGTATTACTACGCACCTCCACCTCCACCACCTCCTTCGCCGTACCAAATGCATCCCGAAAAGATAGATCTATTCGGTAACCTCGACAAGACTGCCTACATCGTCATCTTCGTCGCCTTCATTCTGGGATTCTTCATGGGGAAAACCATGCAACCAGTCATCCTTCGTCCAGGTTGAGAATCCCTTAAAGTCAGTCGTGGGTTCATCCTTTGACTCCAAAAAATATGCTCTGCTCACTACGAGTGGGTCTCTAGAAATAGCGTCTCCAACTTCAGTCGCAGACACGTGACTAGGTTCATCTTCCATCTTCCGTTTAAGTTCTCTGACTTCTCTGTCTTTCAGAATTAAACCGAATATGTACAACACGATAAGAATGGTCACCACGTTGAGTGCGATGGTCAACATACTTATTATATGTGTGATTTTAATTTTTCATTTTAGTTTGACGTCGCTTCTTCACCTTCTTCGACTTCACCACCTTCCTTGATTTGTGCTTCCGTAGACTTCGCTTTCGCTTCCTCTTCTTCGGCTTCACGCTTCTTCTTGCGTTCTTCGATTTCCTTCGCGACGATGGCGTCAGCTTCCTTCACGAGCTCTTCCATCGGGGCGTCTGGCTTTTCCTTCTTGAGTCGCTCGATGACTTCGGCGGGGTGAGAAATCGGGGCTTCGTCCGGTTTCGTGTAGTACTTAGAGTTCTCGTCACCGGGCTTGATGAACGTGTTCGTACCATTCTCCATCATGTCGCGCTTACGTTCTTCGAACATCTTCGCCGCCATTTGTTG